GGACTTTCGTAAACAAGATTTCGAAGTTTTGATGGATTAATAAGTGTATTAATAGATCCTAAAAATTCACACTCAAACTCAACCTTGAACTGTTGCTCTGAAGTGTTGGCAATAGTTTGCTCTTTCCAAGCTTCATCTCTACCTGGAACCTCAGACCAATGAACATCTGTTGGAATATATTCATTCTTTCTTTTCTCTGCATCATGCCACATACGGTAGAAATGATTCATACCGCGTGGGGTGGAAACAATAATTACCTTCGTGCTTTGACCAGAAGAAATAGTAGGATAAACAGAGGCAAAGAAGTCATCAGCGATGTGGTTCGGGATGAAAGCGAACTCGTCGAGAAAGATGACATTATAGGAGCCACCCCTGACAGCAGACGAAGAAGTAGAGTTTGCCGAAATTTTTGATCCATTTTCCAGCTCCAGTGAACCTTTGTTCCACGCTATGATACCTTGCTGCATCCAATTAGGCAAGTTCTCATATGCAAGTTGTAATCTTCCAAGAAGATCGCGAGCAGTAGATGCTTTGTTTGCTAAGATCGCGATGTTAACATTATCGTTAAAAACAGCGTAGTGCAGAAGATATGATACACAAGTAGTAGACTTACCTGTTTGGCGAGGCATCTTGCATATATTAAATCTGTTTTCATGGAAATTTTGAATCAGTTTTTCTTGGAACGGATACATGTCAAAGGGGACAAGACCTTCATCAAGAGAAACAATTTTTATATACTTCCTTGCAAAATAAACAGGGTCTTCTTTACACTTGAGGAACTCAATTACATTTTCCTCAGTAAATTGGATTGGTGTATTTGCTTTTTTTAGATTAGGATTACCAAGATATGCTTCACTCATAACAAATTAACTCAACACTTCCAACGGCGACGGGCTTTACATACTGGTTTATCTGGCGTTGCAGAGCAATCAATATTATGCATCTTTCTCTGCCCATTAGAACGAGCACAGAATGATTTTCTGCGATTTGCATCTTTGCTGCCTGGTTTTGGATCACCAGTTACAGCAGTCTTTAACTTAGAACCTGGATTTTCTCTACGATATGCAGCAACTGCTTTTTTACTCATACCATCAGTCTTATCAGACTTATTCACTTTTTGCCAATCTTCAACAACAGTTCCCTCAACTTCATGAGAATTTCTAAGTTGTTTTAGCATCTCATTTCTTTTGGAAAGATTGCTAAAGATAGTTCCTGGCTTTGCATCCTTATCTTTGTGGTAAGTTCCTTGTCTTACCTTTGATGCATCCTTTCTGTTGAAAATATTGAGAATATTTTCATTCACTTTTTCACTATCCATATAGTCTGCAGCAGTGTCGAGGTAATCCGTCGCTTTAGTAATTTTTGACTGAACCCATGCCTTTACATCACCCTCACCACCTTTTGTCTTTTTCTTCAGTCTTGCAACTGCAGATTTAACAGTGCTGAGTTGTCTATGAATCATCTCGTGTTCATGATCCTGTTCTTTTGCTTCTTTTACACAGCGATTATAAGTTTTACCAAAGAGTTTTTGTGTTCCCTTTTTCTTATAACCTGGCCAACATTTCTTTGCTTCACTTACATCACCACCACCATTACCATTACCATTGCCGTTTCCATTACCATTTCCATTCTTTTTACCGTTCTCACTATCCTCATGATCTTCATCTTTCATGAGTCTACCACCAGCCATAACATGATATCCCATAGGGATTTTCTTACACTTCTTATCAGTAAAGCACCAGTACTTTCCATCTGGACACTTCTTCTCTTCCTGTAGTAATGGATCTGGTTTGATTAAATCAATAGTTTCAATTTCTAATGCTTTAAAATCATCTCTCCAATTAGAATAATCATAATCTTCTTTCTTGGTCTTATTTCCCCAGTTTTTAGCGCCGACTTTGCGACACTTAACTAAAGCACCCGATGCATATGCACTTGGCCAAACTGAATAGCGGGATTTAACCTTGTGATAACAAGCATCTTTTTCACCTGCTTTTTCAATTACAGTTTCTTCTGTTGCCACGTTGATCGCCTTCCCTTTCCTATCTGGATTTGGATCTTCTTTCTGCTTACGACGAAATGCTGCTTGTTCTTCATCTTTATCCAAATTGCGCTTCATTTTTGATGAACCACACTTTGGTTTTGTAGTTTGTCCTGGTTGTTTAGCGCAGGGCTTTCCTGCATATTTGCCACCCAACTGAACCCAACCAGGGGTGCCATCAGAAGAGCGACTCTTGCTAAACCAGTCGCGCAAAGAACTATCACCACTTTTCGATTCATTCATCTCCATCTTAGATACTAAGATTCCTCATTATTATTTAGGAATCCCTGTTTTAACATTTTTTGTAGTTCTGTAGTTGACCCTACAAAGATTGCATTGTTTGTTGTACTATTATTTGTAGTCTTAGAATTTTCTTCTTCAACGTCTTTTAATTTTTTCTGCAAATCAATTAATTTGTCAGTTGTATCAGCAACACTCTTAATTAATTGACCAGCAACTTCATATGCTCTTGGACTATTACCTTCTTCGGCAACTTCCATAATACCGTTAATTGCCTCTTGCCCTTTCTCAATCAAAGAATACAAATTTGCACGAGTATATTCATAATCTTTTGATATATCCGTCTTTTCTTTACGAGGATCTTGTTTTTTTATCTCAGACGAATTTGTCTCTACGATGCTACTTTCAACATCAAGTGCCTTGTCAATAGATTCATAATTATCAGACATAAATTAGATATCTTCTTTTCTAGTTGGGCTGTAAACCTTACCATCATCAAAGTCAGTCCATGACTCACTAAATCCAAAGTCATCTGCTGGACCTGCATCAATTGGATCTGGTACTGCAGTATATCTAACCTCACGCTTAGCAGTTTGAGTATTAGTATCACTGTAAAGATCTGCCTGAACCTTACGAATAAGACCATCAGAACTTTCAGCAACAGGACCAAAGAGGTAAGTTTTTGCTGTAAATTGTAAAGTATATATTAAAGCTCTTCTAGTAGAAAAATCTCCTTCATAATCATCTTGAAAAGATACACTATCTAAAACAACTGGAATATCTCTCTTTTCTCCAATCGATTCAACTAAATCAACGGTAATATTAAAGGATGGTTGAAAATATGGTAAAATCTGTTCTACAATCTGTAAGGCGTCATCATTCAACTTACAAAATGCATTTAATTCAAAATTAATATTATATGGAACTGGCATAAAGACTTTTTTGACTTTATTATCAGTCTTATCTACAGTTTTAAATGTTTGTGTTACTCCAGTTTTTCTAGTTGGATCATAAGAAAGACCTGTCATTTCAAATGAAAGTCTTGGTAATGTAATTTGAACAGGCTTATTGAGTTGTCTTTGCTGCTCTATTCTTGCTAAAAACTTTTGAGATGGACCATAACTGAGAGGTACTTGCAGTTCACTATAAGTCTTATCATTCTCATCTTCATGCTTGATGATGATATTATTAAACAGAGTACCAAAACCAATAATGGTTTTTCTTACAATTTCGTGGTAATAATAAGTTCCTAACATTAGAATGTACCGAATGGATTGTCTTCAGAAAAATCAAGAATATCTATTCCTTCATTTTCAAATTCATCATTTTTAGCAAATGGTGAATCTAATTCATATTCTTCATAAGAATATGCGTTGTATCTTGCTCCAGATTCCTCACCAATAATATCTTCTCCTGGTAAGAATTCTCCTGTAGCAATGCCAACCTTTAATTTCATAGTATTTATGTCCCAATCCTTCACTCTTGCTCTAGTTGAAGAAGCAGATCCAATAACAATTTCATTATATTGATAAGTACCAATTCCAGGATTGGTTGGATCAAATGGAGCTGGAACTATAAGTTCTGGCATACCTCCAGTGTATGCAGCACCAGCATTTCTAAACGAAATTGCAGTGATAACACCAACGTTTGAACCAACATCCATAATACTAGTTACTATAACACCATTATCTGTAGATATTCCAGAAGGAGAAACACCAACATTGATAACTGGTGGGGTGATATATCCCTTTCCAGGATAAAGATCATTTATAATTACTTCACCAATACCAAGAGATCCTATTCCAAGAACTGCAGTAGCAGCAGCACCAACACCAGCTCCAGTAATAGTAACTGTTGGAACCTCAGTATATCCATATCCAGGTCTAGTTAATAGAATCTCCTGAATACTATAAACACCACCCGAAGATGTTGTTATTGCAACCGCTTCAGCATTTGCAGTTGCAAGACCAACAGGTGAAGTTGATATTGAAACAACTGGAATTCCAGTATATCCACCACCATCATTATCTAAACTAATTCTTTGAACATACCCAGTATCAATTGTTTTGACTGCTTCAAGTCTAGCTGTTTGAACTTCAGATGATTTTCTAAGAGTTATTGTTGTTATATAACCCTCATCCGATAAGATCTCATCAAGTTCATCAATTGATGTATCCATAATTTCATCTTCATATTCAAAGAGTTCACATTGAAGCTCATACACATATAACCTTCCTAACTGATAAAAAGGTTTTTCATGTTCAACAAATTTAACTTCAAATAATCTTTCACCAAGTGGAAAATATATAAGATCTCCTTCTCTTGGACGAGTTACTATTACCTCCTCCATTGGATTACTCTCTATCAATACATCATGAATCGCTGCCATGATGGGACTAATGAATTCTTCAAATCTTTCCTTTGAAACTATTAGACTTACTTCATCTTTCAAAGAAACTCCAAATTTTGTCATTATATCGCCTTGT